CTGGGGAAAAATTAGCAGAAGCTGATGCAGCAGAAAAATATGGTGAGAACATGATTAGTGTTGTCCGGGCTAGAATAGAAACAGAATTTATGGATAAAGGTAAGTCAGCTAGTGAAAGTGAGAAGAGAGCAAAAGCCAGTTCTGAATATGAAGAATACTTACAAGAGTATAAAAAGGTTCGTCTTAATAAAATGAGAGCTCTTGCAGAACATGAAGATAATCGTAATCGGATTATGTTTAAGATGTCCATGAACAAAGCAGTCATGGAAGAAATGAAGTTTACTCGTTAAGTCCTCCTTTCATTGTACATTCTGTCCAACTTAGTGTAAGGCGTTCATCGCCTTGCACATCTACTGTTCTTTTGTAACACAGAAAATCCCACAATGAGTATGTTATATTCTTTGTCTGAAAGGATATACGAATATGTTTAATTTAACTTTTCGTGCTATGACGCACTTCTTAAACTTCTTTAACAAACCAAATCCAGAGGAAACAATCAAAGAGTTTTGCCAAGCTGAATATAAAAAAGATTGGTATGCTGCCTATATGACCTGGAAGGAAGAGGGAAGATTCCCTAACTATATTAGAAGAACTTTATAAGACATCTTCTAAGACACCTGCTTGGACACAAGTAAATTTCCATTCAATGTCTTTAACATCAGAGAAATCTTCTTTAACTAACTTGAAGTATTCATCACACTCTTGGTAGTTATTGAAGATCACTTCTGATCCCATGCGAACACATTGTTTATCGAGTCCTGTACCAAGACAAATCCACCCAACCAAAAAGAATTTAAGCATCTAAAAAGTGTACCTTTTCGACACACTTTTTCAATATCTCTTGTTCTGAACCTTCAGTGCCTTTAATGGGATTACCCTCTTTGTCGAGCTCTATAGCACCATAGATAAGGATTTTTTCTTTGTTTTGATCGTACCAATATCCTGTAGATAAACATATTGGCATAGGTTTTTTCATTGTATCCTCACAGTTACTCCATTCACCAGAGGCTCTACCAGAATCAATCCATGTAATCTCTACGTGTCTGAGACTATTTCTTTTTTTTACTGGAGACTTTTTTACCTTTTTTCTTTGCATACTTCTTGGCTTCCTTCATTCCTTTTTCTGTATATGCAAATTTTTTTCCACCGACTTTTGGCATTGTTCCTATCCTTTCTTGAGTTGTTTGGAAATCCACATATTCTTGACTAGACTTACCTTCTTTCCAAATTTCTTGTCTGCCTGTGCTTTTATGGCAGCGTAACCTTTTTTGTCTTTGATAGACTTTGTTTTTCCTTTGTATTTCTTTTCCCAGACTTTCATTACCATTTAACCTTATCTGCCCAATATGCTGCGGACATCTTTCCTTTAGCAATGTTTCTAGCATGACGGGCCTTGAAAGATTTACGTCTTGCTTTCTCAGATGCTGATTTAGGGCTTTTACCAGCTCCTGATACGCCTTGTTGACCAAAGCGAATGGTTTTAACTTTGTCACCTTCTTTAGCAACAACTACGTGTGATTTACTTGGGTGACTAGGTGTTCTTTTAGGTTTGTTAAATCCACTAACACCAGCACGTTTAAGTCTTGGATCTGCCATTCTTTTTCTTCTTTAATGCTTTAAGATCAGCAGCAGTAATCTTTTTACGAGGTGGTTTGACTGCGGCCAACTTCTTTTGTTTGGGTGAGTATTTACTATAAGGCATTTAGTTTTTCCGATTGTTTAACCTGGTTCTCAAATGTTTCGACCAATTCTTTGTCTTTGGCCATCTTCTCTTGATATAGTAAAAGTTCTTTTTGGTTCTTTACAACATCATCAAAGGTCATGGTCATAATCTTTTTTCTTAACTCAGCATTTCTTTCATGCCCAAGTTCTAGTCTTTCTAAGAGGAATTGAACTCTTGCTCTTTGTTCTCTTAATTCTTTTTTAGTTTCTCTTAATTGTTTTTCTACTTCTTTAAGTGTTGCCATGTGTTACTCCTTATGTGTGCAACCTGCACAATCACAGTTTATACAAGTCATCTCACAATGACAAGAACATCCACATTTCTCACACTTGATCATTTAGTAATTTTTTTAACCTTCTCAAAGCTGCGAATCCCAGCCATGCCCAAGAGAGCCATGACTAAAGGCATCAAGACACCCATGTCTAATGCGGGTAAAGGATCATGTTCAATACTAAAAGCAGCAAGAATAAACATAATGAATTGTTTAGCGACATACTCCCAAAAAATTGCAAGAGCACAACTCATTCCTATTAATGGTCTCCAGGATCGTTGCATAATACCACCAATACCTGTGGCAGTAGACTTAGCATCTGCTAAGTTTATATCCATTTGTTTAGAGTTAATCTCGTTTTCTAGTTCTTTGAGTTTATTTCTAGCAGCAAGTTTTTCTTCTTCGGAAGTATGAACACTGTCGATAACTTTACCAACAGTGTCCACAAGAGATCCGCCTAGTAGTTTAGATAGCATTAAGCTATCCACCAGTTATAAACTATTAAAGCTAAGACAATAAGGATCATCCATTTTGCGTGAGTATTTAGTTTAGTCCATAAACCTAATACCCAATCCCATGCTTGTTTCATCTCTAACTCCTTTCGGTTGTTAAATACTTTTCATTTTATCTGCTAAAGCGTTGGCACGATTAGGGGTTTGTTTTGCCCAACGGCTATCCAACATCTCTGCTGCACTTGCCTCGTACTCACACTTATTGAGATGATAATGAAATCTTTTGAATTTTTGTAATCTTGGAAGGCCTAATTGGAAACACATCTCGACCACAATACCAAAGGCAGTAGGATGTACGTGCTCTTCAGTAACAAACTTCTTTGCATCTTCTAAAGCAATGCTAAAGTCTTTGTCAAAGTATTCCATGACAACTTCATCAGAGTATTCTACTCCTTCTTGAAGATCATCTGTAGGTAGAACTAAATGGCCTACTCCAAACGTGGCGTTTCCTAAATGGTCTTTATAGACAGAATTTACCTTACCCTCATGCTTGAGGATAGATTGTTTTATTTGTTCTCTTGTTGACATTTCCCTTCTATTATATCACATAGGTCTTTCCAAATGATGAGAAGGTTCTTGTCAGATATCTCGACATACCCCTTTTTACCATTGAGTTTATTGAACTCTTTAGACTCTTCATCAATAATAGAAAAAATTAATTTATCTTTTCCAGGTAATATTCTCATAGATAGATATTTCTATCCCAACTACCAGATTTCTTTAAGATCATGGGTACGATATAGGGTACTCCGTCAGTAATCACTGCACAAGAGAGAATAGGTTTGGCCATATTAACTTTCATATAAGCCATAGCGAGAGACTTCTTATCTACCATGCAACCAACACTCATCCCCCAATTAAGGTGGAAGTCGTTAGCGACATATTTAATTTCACTCGTAGTGTGGAAGTGTCCTTGAACACAAGACATACTGGCTTCTCTTACCGCTTTGGCAATATCCTTACAGAATTGATGAGCAAAGATAATCTTACCTTTGTCTGTTTCAATAATGTGGCGTTCTTTCCATTGCCAACCCTTACCTACATCTAAGATCTCGTTATAGTCTTTAATAAAGAACTTAGACATTCCTTTGGCCATTGCTCTACGCAGCACCATCGAACCATGATTACTTTCTAGTAGGATAACTTTAGGAAATATCTTTTCTAATTGTTTACAAAGGGATTGCCCAACTAATAATTCATCAGCTGGGCTAGGGAGATCGGGATTAATAACATGAGAAACATTAATAGAGTGCCAGTCCATTTCATCTCCTATATGAACCACGTGATCGGGTTTATAGGCTTTGTTTAATTTCTGTAAAAAAGGGAAAGTATCAGGGTGATGATAAGGGAAGTGAGTGTCAGAAATGACTAATATTTTTTTGTACATATTCGTCAATATGTCAATAATTATATACTATAATCTGTGGATAAACTAGGGGTTATTGGGATCGAACTAAGTAGGCCTCAATCCACATAATCTTTTCTTTGATAATGGCGATATCGGTTTGCATATTGGCAATTCTATCGGCCTTTACTTCAACTGCATCTAATCGTTCCGAGAACATTCCCCAAGACATACCTAACCCAACTATTAACGCTACGTAGGGTAGGATGACTTTGAGTTCTATTTTCATTTGATATTTGCCGACATATTGTTTAAAGGGTTATTAAGTGCTTTGTTAATTTTAAGATCAAGATTCTCTTCTAGTATCTTCATCTCTGAGATTAACTCTCTCGAATCTTCTTTTTGTCTATCTTCCACATCATTGACAATTTCAGTAATGTGTCGGAT